ATCACAATCTGTGATTAGTTTGCCCCGTTAGCTCAGGAGACAGAGCACGAACCTTCTAAGTTTGCGGTCGGGGGTGCGAATCCTCCACGGGGCGTTGGGCGTTGGAAGAGACCACCACCACCACCTCCTCTTTCATGTAAGGCCCACCTATATGCGGAATTAGTTTAGAGGCAAAACTAAAGGTTTCCAACCTTTCGTCACCAGTTCGATTCTGGTATTCCGCTTCCCTCCAAATTTTTATTATGTCTCAGTATGATTTTGGAGGACTTGAGAAACATCCTGCTAACATTCTAAGATTGATTAGTGAGTTAGAAGGATCCTATCAACTCTGTAAGTATATGGGATTTGAAGAGGATATGAAAATCCTTGACAAAATGAAAAAACCATATTATAAACTCTACTTTAAAACAAAAAAAGAGTATGATAATCCTCTATAGCTCAGTTGGTAGAGCAGGTGACTGTTAATCACCCTGTCCCTGGTTCGAGTCCAGGTGGAGGAGTTCGACGGGGAATGAGCTCGCCCGCGACGGTGCTAACCACACTGTGATCTAGAGAGTTGGTTACTTTCTTTTTGCTCCATTACAAACTGTCAGTATACTGGGTGTGACGCCCATATAGCATACGGATAAGTGTAGTGTTTGCTCGAATAACTCAGCGGTAGAGTGTCTCCTTTACACGGAGGTTGTCGGGGGTTCGATCCCCTCTTCGAGCATGTCGAATTCAATGTATTCCTAATGATTACTATCAGATGCAAAGAGTGTAGAACAGAACTAACAAGCACTAGCAAAGTTCAGTTCTGCGGTTGTCCCAATCAAATGAGTATTGTGGATAGCAAGATCGGTGCCAAAGACTTAGATAAAGTTGTAATGGTATCTAATAATGTAGAGAGAAAGATTGATAGTCACTTCTCTAGTCAGGAACTTATCTATCAGGAAGAGAGACGTAGACGTAAAGTTCGTAGATTGGATTTTGATGTCCGTTAAGATATCCACATAGTTGGCATTAGTGTAGCATCTTGCTACATTAAATAGCATTGTAGACACTTTCTTTCTACCATGCATCCAGACGAATTTGCCAATTGGGTAATCATTAAAGAGAAGTTTGAGGAAAATGGTACAACAGACAACTGCTATTATAATCGAGCTTGTGCTATAGTGGGAGGGCAACCAGATCCATTTGACAGGAAACTGAATGTCTCACAGGATGCATGATGTAAAACCAGAACACTTTGTAACAAAGCAAGAATGTCAGGAGATGATCGATGATGCCATACGAAAACATAATCGTAATGCTGGAATTATCAGTATGTGTGTTGGCTGGGTTGTTCTCGCACTTTTTGCTGAGGGTTTACTTCGACTTATTGGAGTAATCGATCCTGTATTTCCTTGGTTAAAAATATCACTTTAGAGGAAACCATGATACATCAAGCAGCACACTTTGCATCTGCCACACTCAATAATCCTTTTGGGATTGGCACACTAAGCCTTGCACTAGTAGTCGTACCTATTATTGGTATGCAACTTGTTTACAAATATGGGTGGCAACACTGGGCACCATTTGACAATAAGTATAGAAAGTAGTATAGTGATAAAGTTGTTTCCATAACAACTGCGGTGCTCCCCTTTGGCAGGTTCAGGAGTAGCGGCGATAGGAACTTGCCACATAATTTCATTATACATAATGCAACAATGAAATTTTATTCTGTGGAACACTGGCAAGAAAATTGGGAAGAACTGATTTCAAAGGTTGAGAATGGTGAGTCAATAGGGGTTGAAAATAAAAACGGCGAGAGAGCAGTGATGATGCCTGCAGATGATGAACTCATACGAATATACACTGAACACAACGAAGGATCCTGAGGGACTGTCGCATATTGGTTAATGCTCTCTGCTTATAACGGGGTAAACTGGGTTCAATTCCCAGCAGTCCTATTGGCTTCCTTAGCAATCTGGTGAATGCAGCAAACTCATAATTTGCCTAAGGTGAGTTCGATCCTCACAGGAAGCACTTGACAAAAACCCTGTCAAACCCTTATAATATCAAAGTCAACATTCAAAGCAATGACTCTCACTTCCAAATTCAAGAAAGATATCAGTATGCTTCGTGCTGCTGTAGCAGGCGAAATTTTCCTTGATGTAAAGAATCCGAAACTTTTCAAAAAGATTCGTAAGTTTTATGAGAATAATGGAGTAGTTTTTTCGGGTGATGTTCTTGATGATTATGATATTCTGATGGAACAAATCGCTGTCGATCTTGAGTCTGTGGAGGTAGCGTGAAGGTTCTTCTAGAACGTTTTCCATATCGTTATGTTGAGTGTGGCATATTAGAAATCAATGGTATGCCAGACTATCGTATTCAAAAGGCAGATAGTTGGACAAAAAGATACAGTGATATGTATCTTCTTGACAATCAGATGCAACTCTTGACTGCGATGGAAGACTTTGAGTACACTAAATGGTTAGATCCATCTGGTGTACCATGTTATACAACAGACTCGGTAAGTCGTATAAACTAGCCCTGGTGGAGTCATTAGACCCTTTTAAAAACTAAATAAATCAAGAGTTAATTTCTTAGTATTATGTCAACTAAAGGAACGGCAGGAAAATCTGCAAGTGGTGCATCGATGTCTAAATATGATGTTGAAGTCGAATCAAGACTTCAGGCACTTGAATCATTGGCACACTCAAAGTGTGATGGTGGTGGAGGTGATGTATCAGCACTCGCTGCACGACTTGAAGAAGTTGTTGCGGTGCTTAAGATGGCATCTCCAGGAGCTGCTAAAAATCTCTGAGGTTTCTTGCTTTACCTAAAAGCAAGTGGCGAGCCTGCAAATTCCCTCTAAACACCCTTGACAACGAGGGTGTTTTTTTGTATGATATATAAAAGGCAAATTATTAATTTTAATGACTGAATATAAAGGAAAGGTGCTTGTATTGGGTGCTGGTGGATTCATTGGAAGTCACATGGTGAGAACTCTCCGCGCTGATGGATACTGGGTGCGTGGTGTTGATATTAAGTATCCAGAATTCTCATCAACACAAGCACATGAATTTGTTCAAGGGGATTTGCGTGATGTAGACTTTGTTAGTCGCGTTATTCAATTCAAAGGATATCAAGGTAACTTTTTTAAATCAGTTCCCTATCAATATATCCAACCCTTTGATGAGATTTATCAGTTTGCTGCTGATATGGGTGGTGCAGGTTTCGTTTTCAGTGGTGAGAATGATGCAGACATCATGCACAACTCTGTCACTATCAATCTGAATGTGTTGGAAGAGCAGCGTAAACTGAATGATACTTTTAATGGTGAAGTGAAAGAATGGACAGAAGCAAATCGTCCTCTCTGGTTGCAACCAACTAAGATTTTCTACTCTGGTTCAGCATGTATGTATCCAGAGCACAACCAATTAGATCCCGATAACCCAGACTGCCGTGAAGAATCTGCATACCCTGCTAACCCTGATTCGGAGTACGGCTGGGAAAAACTCTTTAGCGAAAGACTTTACTTTGCTTACAACCGCAATTACGGTATTCCTGTTCGGGTTGCTCGCTATCACAACATATTTGGTCCCGAAGGAACCTGGGACGGTGGAAGAGAGAAGGCACCAGCTGCAATCTGCCGTAAAGTCGCTTACCTCCCGGAGTCAGGTGGAGCAATCGAGGTGTGGGGAGACGGCTTACAGACTCGTTCCTTCTTGTTCGTTGACGAATGCATTGAAGCGACTAGAAGATTGATGGAGTCTGATTTCATTGGGCCTGTCAACATTGGTTCTGAAGAGATGGTGACTATCAATCAACTAGTAGACACTGCTGCTAAAGTTGCGGGAAAGGAAGTTTCTAAGATTCATATTGATGGACCTCTTGGAGTTCGTGGACGTAACTCCAATAACGATTTGATTCGTGAAAAACTTGGTTGGGATTATTCACAAACACTTGAAGAAGGAATCAGAAAGACGTATAATTGGATTGTGGAGCAGATTGAAAACAAATGATTATTACAGTATTAGGTTCTAGTGGACAAATTGGTGCTTATCTTACTGAGCACCTTCGTGCCAAGGGGCATGAAGTTATTGAGATTGATAAGGAGTTAGGCCCTGAGCACAACCTAACAGTTATTCCTAATGAGTATGTCGAACTGCAAATCAAACGCTCTGACTTTGTATTTGTTCTGGCGTTTGATGTCGGTGGTTCAAGGTATTTGAAAAAGTATCAACATACATTTGACTTTGTGAACAACAATGCTCGTATGATGGCAAGCGTATTCACGATGCTTGAGAAGCATCATAAACGTTTCGTCTTCGCTTCATCTCAGATGAGTAACATGAGTCACTCACCCTACGGTGTTTTGAAGCGTGTGGGTGAACTTTATACCAACACTTTGAAAGGACTGACTGTTAAGTTTTGGAATGTCTATGGTATTGAGAAAGACATGGACAAAGCACATGTCATTACAGATTTCATCCGCAAAGGGTTTGAAGAAACTAAATTTGAGATGTTGACTGATGGTACTGAAGAGCGGCAGTTCTTATATGCTGAGGACTGCTGTGAAGCACTTGAAACAATTATGGATAATTATACAGACTTTAAACCAGAAGATGCGCTTCACATCACCTCATTCCACTCTAATACTGTTAGAGAAATCGCTAACATTATTCAAGGGTGCTTTGGATTGATTGGAAACTACGAGGTAAATATTAAGTCTGGACTTGCTAAAGACAGTGTTCAGATGGATAAGAGGAACGCTCCAGACACGTATATCCTTGACTGGTGGGTTCCTAAAACCACTATTGATGTGGGTATCAGAAAAGTATTTAATGAAATGAAAAAGAACTATGACTAATCTTACACCTCTCAGAAACTTTATCAATGAACCTCATTGTGATTTGGGCGAGAACGCATGGAAACTGGTTGACTTAGCACGGACGTACAAGAATGGACGTTTCATTGATTTGGGTGTTCGCCTTGGTGCATCCTCTGCTTGCATGTCTGTAGAGGCAGAAGAACGTGGAAATAAGGTTCATGGTTGTGACTTGATGTTCGATGGTTTCCAGAAGAACGGAGCACGTTTTGTGAACCAAGATTATATGTGCTATCAGGCAGATAGTGTTACTCTTGGCAAGAATTGGGACGAGGAACCATTTGATGTCATTTTTGTCGATACAATTCACACTCGCGAGCAGGTGCTTACAGAACTGTATTATTGGGCAGATAATCTGAAACCAGGTGGATACTTCGTCTTCCATGATTCTCATTGGGAGGGCCCTGGTGATGTAATTGGTGGTGTTCAGCATGAACGTGTTGATGTCGCTATTACAGACTTCTTTGGACTTCCTAAGAGTGTTCGTGAGATGGATATCTACGAAGATGATAATGTGATTATCAATCACCATAAACCAAGTTTTGGTATGACATTTGTTAAAGTCAAGACTGCGAATGCTATTGAAAAGTTCAAGAGCAACATTGACTGGAATCATGCATTTGAAACCCGTAACTGGTTGGCAGATTTGCATTTCAATCCTGAGAATTCTAAGTATGTGGATTGGAATCAAGATTTGGATAAAATCGAGTATGAGTTAGGACTTACTGTATGACTTGCAACGTATCACACTGGAGTGGGCGACTTGGGAATAACATCCAACAGGTTGCAAACTGCATTATGAGAGCAGAACTCACTAAAGATACTTGCCTTCAGAACAATTCTCACAGCATCATCAAAACGTTTGAATTAAACTTTGGTGATGAACCAAAAGAAGAGATGTTTTCAGGTAGATTTTATGCTTGGGAACCTCTTGTTCATTGTGAAAAGGGAATTTTTGAGGGTGGTAATGAGATTGGTGTTGATGTAGACTATGTGTATGCAAATATGCGTCGCATCTGTAGAAATTATGTCACTCATGAACTAAATATCCCCAAGATTGAACCCATTGGTGATGATACTATTGTTATGCATTTGAGAAGTGGTGATAATTATCATCGCATTTTTGATCCTCCAACCAATTATATCCCTAACCCACTTATCTTCTATCTTAATCTGATTGAAAGTTTTGATAAGTGTATTATAATTACTGAATCGGATAAAGATAATCCAATTGTTTCTGAACTAGAAAAGATTGATAAGGTTAAGATTCAATCGTCTTCAGTTCAGGCAGACTTTGCTACATTGATGGCGGCAAAAAACGTTGCTCTTTCTGGTGTTGGAACATTTGCGATGGCAGCAACCCTATGCTCTAAGAACATTGAGAATCTGTACACCACAGATTTATTGTTGACTGAGCACCTAAATTATAGTATGCTAGTTGGAACAGAGGTTCAAGTTCATATTATGGAACTGAATGATTATTTGACAGTATTCCCATGCAGTTGGATGAATACCGAGGAGCAGAGACAGTTTATTCTAAATTATAATCGATGAAAATTTTCGTAACTGGATGTGCAGGTTTGCTTGGTTCAAACTATGCTCGACATCTTCTTGCCTTAGGACATGAAGTAATAGGTATTGACGATCTCTCTGGAGGATACAAAGCATTTGTGCCTAAAGGGGAGAAATTTACGTTTGTAAAACTGAACTTAGAGAGGAGGAAGAAAGTTGTTGAACTTTTTGAGGAACATAAACCTGATGTTCTCCTCCATTTCGCAGCGTATGCGGCTGAAGGACTTTCTCCTTTTATTCGCAATTACAACTATCGTAATAATCTTATCGTTTCCGCTAATTTGATTAATGAGTGTATCACCTACGGAACGAAAGTTATCTTCACTTCTTCTATGGCTGTCTATGGGGAACAGACGCCCCCATTTACAGAAGATAAACGCCCGCAACCTGTTGATCCATATGGTATTGCAAAATACGCGGTAGAGTGTGATTTGAAACTTGCTCATGAGCAGTTTGGACTTAGATATAATATCGTTCGTCCTCACAATGTTTTGGGTATCTATCAGAATATCTGGGACAAGTATCGTAATGTCATCGGTATCTTCATCCGCAAGGCACTGAATGAGCAACCTATCCTTGTTTATGGTGATGGAGAGCAGACTCGCGCATTCTCTGACATCAAATATTATATGGAACCGTTTGATAAACTTCTGACAGACTTTGATGGGGAAACTTTTAATATTGGTGCTGACAAATATTTTACTTTGAATGAAGTAGCACATACTGTTCAGAGTATTGCTAAAAAGTATGGATATGAAGTACCTATTGAGCATGGTGAACCACGTCATGAAGTTAAACATGCTTATTGCGATCATACCAAAGCAAAAACTATGCTTCAATTTGAAGACAATACAAACCTTGCAGAGTTGGTTGAAAGTATGTTTGTCTGGGGGATGAAACAACCTAATAGAAAAGTAAAGGTTATGGAATACGAAGTGACTAAAGACATCTACGATTATTGGAAATGATTGATTTAGAAGGACAATATCCCACAGGTTCTAGGAGATATTTTGCTAGAGATTATGATGCTTTGAGAATTAAGTTTCCTTATGCTGAAGAAATTGTAGAGAACCACTCTCAGTCGATGCAAGACTTGTTTGTTCTGTCTGTCCTTAAGGGAAAGAAGAATGGAGTCTATGTGGAGATTGGTGCCGATAGACCTAGAGTTATCAACAATACTTGGTTGCTTGAATCAATGTATGATTGGACGGGAGTATCATATGAAATCGATACTGTCAAGGTAGATTATTTTAATAGCATCAGAAGGAATAAATGTATCTGTGCTGACGCTACAGATTTTGATTATGAGTTTCTGTTTCAAGAGAGAAACTATCCAAAGCAGATTGATTACCTCCAACTAGATTGTGATCCTCCTCAGGTAACTCTTCAGTGTCTTAAGAAACTGCCTCTCAATG